GGGTGCATCAAACAGCCGTTGGCAGTACGTCAACATCAGCACAATTGGCGGCAACTTCATGTACGTTGCCAACGGCGTTGACAAGCCATATTTGTACAACGGCACAACTTGGACGCAGATTGATGCTGTGTCCACGCCTGCGATCACGGGCGTGACCACAACCACGCTCAACAACCCGATCACCTTCAAGAACCGCTTGTGGTTTATCCAAGACTCAACGCTTGTCGTTTGGTACTTGCCAACTGACAGCATTGGCGGGGCGGCGAACAAGATTGATATGTCTGCCGTGGCCCAGTTGGGCGGCTACATTGTGTGTCACTACACATGGTCGCTGGACGCAGGCGATGGCGTTGATGACTATTATGTGGCCGTGACCAGCATGGGTGAAATCATCATCTATCAGGGCACAGACCCCAGCAGCTTGACCACCTTTAGCCTGCGAGGCGTGTGGCAGCTTGGCCACCCTGTCGGCGAGCGTTGCCTGTACAAACTGGCAGGCGATCTGCTGTACATCAGCCAAGATGGGTTGGTTCCGCTTGCAGGTGCCTTGCAGTCCAGCCGGGTCAGTCCCCGTGTTGCTCTGACTGAAAAGATTCAGTACGCTGTCAGCTCGGCCATCAGCGTCTATGGCGACAACTTTGGCTGGCAACTGATGTACTTGGCTCGTGAGAACCAGCTGTACCTCAACGTGCCCGTCAGCGAAGGGCAAGATCAGCAGCAATATGTGATGAACACCATCACAAAAAACTGGGCGCAATTTACAGGCTGGCAGGCCAACTGCTGGGAGTTGTTTGGCGACAAACCTTACTTTGGCGGCAATGGCTACGTCGCGCTGGCGTATAACGGCCTGACCGACAACGGCGCAAACATTAACGGCAAAGCGTTGCAAGCGTTTTCGGGCTATGGCTCAAACGGCCTGCTCAAGCGTTTTACCATGATGCGTCCGATTTTCCGAAGCAACGGCACGCCTGCTGTGCTGGGCACAATCAATCTAGACTTCAACCTTGACCTGTCTGCGGCACCGCTGTCTTTCTCTCCCACGGCCTACGGTGTGTGGGACACATCATTGTGGGACACAGGCATTTGGTCTGGCGAGCTGACCGTTTTGCAACCTTGGCAAGGAGCATTTGGCGTCGGCTACTACGGCGCACCTCAAATCCAATGCGCTGCCTCCGGCATTGATCTTCGCTGGGTTGCCACCGATGTGGTCTTTGAGGTAGGTGCCATTCTGTGAGTCTTGTGCTTGACCCTGACGTTGTTGGCCCGTGGGTGGCCGAGAAGTCTGGGTGCGACTACAAGCCAGGTGATGCCACTATCGGCTGGGAGCGCAACGGCGAGTTGATCGCAGGCGTTCTGTACAACGACTACAACGAGGCCAACATCCAGATTCACAGCCGTGTAGATGGCTATGTACCGATGGAATGGTACTGGACAATTTTTGATTACCCGTTTAAACAGTTGGGCGTCAAGAGACTTACTGGTATAGTTTACTGTACCAACTTGAAGGCCCAGAAGCTCAACGAGCATCTAGGCTTTCAGCGCGAAGCAATCCTGAGAAATTACTTTCCAGAAGCTGACGCGATTGTCTATGTGATGTTCAAAGACGATTGCCGATTTTTAGGAGAGAAATATGGGAAAAAAAAGCAAAGCGCCGAAGGCACCTGACTACACAGCCGCAGCAGAAGCAACTGCCGCAGGCAATCGGGTCAATCAATACACCCCCTATGGCTCGCTGACGTACAGTCAGATGGGCGAGCAAGGCGGTCGGATCAATTCAAAGACCGGCAAGCCGATTCCCGGCACGGGTCAACCGTTGTACGGCCAGACGCTGACGCTCTCGCCCGAGCAGCAGGCATTGCTGAATCAGCAAAACAGAACCAGTATGTCGCTGGGCAACTTGCAAGATCAAGCCGCTGCCCGTGTTGCAGCGCAGCAAAGGCGCGGTTACGACGACACCTCGCTTGCCGACACCAACACGGCCACGCAAGCGATCTTGAATCGCTTGCAGCCAACGCTGCAACAGCAGCGCAGCGGGCTTGAGACGCAATTGAGCAATCAGGGCTTGGCCCGTGGCACGGAAGCCTACAACGCCGCTTTGCGCGACCAAAACCAGCGCGAGAACGATTTGTACCAGCAAGCTGCCATGCAAGGCATCAATCTTGGGATGCAGCAGCGTCAGCAGGGTTTGCAAGAGCAGAACTACTTTAACACCCGCGACATCAACAACCTCAATGCCTTGCGTAGTGGCTCACAAGTCACCACGCCGCAGTTTGGGGCTACGCCTGGGGGCGCGAACTACTCACAGGCAGCGCAGAACCAGTATCAAGGCCAACTTGGCGCTTACAACGCGCAGCAGCAGGCGTCTGGCAATTTGATGGGTGGGCTGATGGGCTTGGGTGGGCAGTTGGGTGCTGCTTACATGATGGCACCTGTTGCCTCCGACCGTCGCCTCAAGGAAAACATTAGCAAGGTTGGCCAGCTTGACAACGGCTTGAACGTCTACTCTTACCGTTACAAGTCCGGTGGCCCAATGCACATTGGCGTCATGGCTCAAGAAGTCATGGAAGTCAATCCAGGCGCAGTCCACATCATGCCTGATTGTTTCTTGGCCGTTAACTACGGAGCCTTGTGATGGCCAATCCATTCATTCAACAGCAAGACCCCGAAGAACTTGCCATCCTGCGCCGCCAGCAAATGGCGCAGCAGCTCATGCAGCAGGCCCAGCAGCCGATGGAGCAGGGCCAGATGGTCAGCGGCATCTATGTAAAGCCAAACTTTACGCAGTACCTTGCCAAAGGCTTGCAGCAGTACATGGGCGCTCGAGGAGTGCAACAGGCCGACGAGGAGGCCAAGGCGTTGTACGAAGGCCGCCAGGCCCAGACGCAGGCCGACCGGCAGGGGCCGGTCGCGCCTGAGCAGGCGGCTGATCCAACGGCGGCATACGCCGCGGCTATGGGCGCGCGTGATCCGATGCTGCAACAGTTTGGGTTCAGCGGCATGGCTAATATGCCTGCGCAGGCTGAGGCTAAGGCGGCAAGGCTTGAGGATAGGGCGTTCCGTCAGAGTCAAACTGAACGCCAGATTACGGCTGAAAGAGAAAATCTGGAATACAGGCTTAAAAATGAAAGGATGTCGGCAAAAGAACGCATGGCATTTGAGCTGCGCCTGCGTGAAATCGATGCTAATGTTCGAAAGCAAGGCGAAAACAAACCGCCTATGGGCTACAGATTCACACCCGATGGGTCAGGGAATCTTGAAAAGATTCCAGGCGGCCCGGCGGCTGAAAAAGAATCAAAGCAATTTTATGACTCAAGTTCAGATTCGTTTGTAACGCCACCAACGCCTGAGAATCCATACGGCATGGTCACGCCTTCCCCTGGCAAATTGGGTGCAAAGAAAAGCATTGACGCAATAAGCAAGCAATTTTTGGGCGAAGACACAATAGACCAAAATGGACAAGCGTTAAAAACTCCCGGTTTAATTGATCAAACAGCATCTGGCGGTTTGTTTGGCTACAAAGGCGTTTTTACTAGCGGAACTCAAGAAGCTAAAAAGTTTGACAATTTGAGAGAGCAACTCTCAGGCGAAATGAGAAAGGTTTTCAGAATTGCAGGCGAAGGCACATTAACAGACGCCGATCAAAAGCAACTTGGAATTCAACTTCCAAGCAGAGACTATGATGCACAGACAAACAAAGACATCATGGCAAATATAGCAATGCGTGTTCAAAACGCTGTGTTTCCGCTGGGAGAATCAGGAAATGAACCTCCTGTCGGCGCAGTCAGATTGAAAGCATCAAGATGAGCAAAACCTTTGATGTTGACGTTGGCGGCAAGACCTATGAGGTTGATGCGCCTGATGCAAAGACCGCATGGCGCATGGCCAATGAGTACCATCAAAGCAAGCAGCAGCAAGCGCCTGCTATGGCCGTCAATCCGACAGAGGATATGTCGGGCATTGATCTGTTCCGCGCAGGCATGGGCAAGGCTGGCGTTGACATTGCCCGCGGCCTTGGCCAAGCGGCTCGAGGTGTGTTGCCCGAAAAACTATCCAATCGGATGGGCTTGCCAACGCAAGCAGATATTGATGAGTCTCGCCGCCTAGACGAAGCCTTGATGTCCACAGGCTCGGGCATGGCAGGCAACATTGCTGGCAATGTGGCGGCTTTCCTGCCAACTGCTGCCATCCCCGGCGTCAATACTGTGGTGGGCGGGACTGCACTAGGCGCGGGCATGGGCTTGCTGCAACCCGTAGGCACGGGCGACAGTCGCTTTGCCAACGCTGCGTTTGGCGGCATTACAGGCGGCGTTGTGCCTGCTGCTGTAGGTGGCTATCGCGCTGCCCGCGCTGCGCTCTACGACCCGTTTGCGGGGTCTGATCGCATCGTTGGCGGGGTGCTGACTCGAGCTGCTGGAGCAGACGCACAGCAACTTGCAGCGCAACTTCGTGGCGGCGGTCAAGGTGCAGCCACCCCAGGCGTTAACTTGTCTGCTGGAGCAAGGACAACCAGCGAAGGGTTGAACGCCATTGAAGATGCAATTACAGCTCAGTTGCCATCAGGCGAGTTGGCTCGGTCTGCTCAAGCCAATCGCACGGCGTTAGCCAATGCGTTGCGGGATATTGCTGGCACGCCCGAAGAAATGGCAGATTTGATTACGCAACGCGAAGGCGCTGCCAATGCGTTGTATGGGCAAGCGTTCCAAAGCGATGCAATGCGCCGCTCGCTGGCTCAGCAACAGCAACAAGCTGCCGCAGGCATAGGCGCAGCGGGCGGTCAAGTGCTGCCGCCAGACTTGGCCACTCCCGGCTTGCGTCAGTTGCTCAATCGGCCCATGTTTGCAGATGCAGCAAGGCAGGCGCAAGTGCTGGCAGCAAACAATGGTGTGATGCTTAGAAACCCGCTAGAGTCATTGCAAGGCTTGCATTACATCAAGCTGGCGCTTGATGACATGAGCAACCCAATGGCTGCAAATGCCTTGGGCAGAAACGAACAAGCCGCATTAGGTTCCATGCGTGACGCATTGGCTGATGAACTGGCCATCATCAGCCC